CGGATGTGCGGTTGTGGCTATCGGAACTCCCGTGGACCTCCTTGTTGGATACCGAGGCCGAAACTTCCTCATCGAAGTCAAGCGACCCGGTGAAAAGGCAAGAACAAAGACGCAAAGGGAGTTTCTTGAGAATTGGCCGGGTCAGGTCAGGATTGCAGAAACCCCGGAAGAAGCCATAAGGCTGGTGACCAGGGCTTACAAATGACGATCAGTCTCCGTAAACTGGCCCAGGGAAAGCAGTGCATGATTCGACTGCCAGGCTGTAATGGCAACCCACAGACAACGGTGCTTGCGCATTATCGGCTCGCCGGCTACGTCGGTATGGGTCAGAAGGCCGATGACTTTGCCTTCGGTGCATGGTCCTGCAGCGCCTGTCACGACCTGGTTGATGGCCGATCGAAGACAGAAATGACTCGAGATGTGGTTAGATTGGGTCATGCCGAGGGCTGTTTACGCACCCAGGCCGAGCTCAGAAGGTTGAAAGCCGCCGGAGAATTGGATTAAATCATCAGGATGAGTATACAAATCAGTACCGGAATAGCTGTATAATCTCGAAATGAGGCTATGCGATGACAATTCGATACTCACACATTCATATGATATGTGGCCGCGTTTTCGTTGTGGTTGACGGATTTCTTTGTGAGCTGGAAAGGTAATGGCAGACACACAACGCAGTAAATCAGCACTAGCCGCTCTCCTGGCTGACAATACGTCCGGTGAAATATCACCACAGGACGTCAGAGACTTCCTGGAGACAATGCACCCACCTTATGGGTCGTGCTACATCACAACGAGTGCTGAGACAACCATATCCGATGGCAACTTCACCAAGGCCGCCGGCACTACCACAGACGTTAACCTGCACCGATTCAGTGGCAAGACACTACTGACAGTCGATAACAGGCTGAAATACATTGGTAGCCCAGACATTCATGTTCACGGTGCCGTTTCGTTTTCAATGCATATTGCCACCGGCACCAATAAGGTTGTAGAGCTGGGCGCCTATGTATATGACGATTCTGCAGCAACAGGAGCCGTCCTGGCACACAGTGTTGTGTCCAGGAACGCAGCATCAACAGCAATCGGAACCGGCGCACTGCACTTTGATGTGATGCTCTCGACCAACGATTACGTTGAGCTCCACGTAAAGAACACCACCGACACAATCAACATCACTGTCGACAAGATGTATGTGTTTATGATGGGAATGATGGTGTGAGTCATTCGTTTTCCAGTGCATTCGGCCCTGGGTTTGAATCCTCTCACCTGGCGCCAGCAGTAGCGCCAACAGTAGCGCCAACAGGTGGATGGGGTCTGGCAATGATCTATGATCGATACTCAGAAGAGAAAAGAGAGCGAGAGGAAGAGGAACGCCAGGTGCAAATGGAAATAAGAACCATCGAGAGCAAGACCGATGCCGAGATCGCCAGGCTAATGCATCAGCAGATGTCCTTTGACGCTCGCACCCAGGAAATGAACAAGCTTGAAGTCATGATGAAGCAGTTCGATGACCGTAGAGAACGTGACCTGGCAAGAGAATTTAACGCAGATGTCGCCGCAGCCTATGACAAAGCCATGAATCTTGGTACATTTGCATCAGCAGAGGCATTTGAAAGAGCCATGGAACGCGCATTCGAGGAAGAAGAGTTCCTGATCCTGGCAATCGCCACACTGCACTGAGGACGATATGGCAGACCAAATCGAGATCCACTTGCCCAACACGATAGTGAATGAAGAGACAACATTCACCGTGACAGCCTACTTCAGAACCAGGGCAAGCAAGGCAGCCTCAACACCAACAACCATCCACTACAAGATAGATGACCTTCAGTCACGCCAAACCATTACGGACTGGACGGCAGTATCAACGCCAGCCGGCAACAACGACATCGTCATCACATCAACTGAAAACGAAATCATTGATGGAGCTCATCTGTACGAGAAAAAGCAGATACTGATCAAGATCGACAGTGGACTTAGCACCCAGGTCATCGCAGCCAAGACCTGGCGAGTCAACAACCTGGAAGGAATTGAATAATGATCATGAACAACGCATTGGTAGCAGGACTGAAAGGTGGAGCGCGTCTTAAGAAAGCCCAACTCGGTGGTGGAGCAAAGAAACCAGGACTGGGCGGTATGATTCAGAGAGCGCGTTCAGCAGGAGTCAACAAGGCCGCAGTAAGCAATGCCGCACCGAAGAAGTCAGGAATGACCGGTATGGTTGCCAATGCAGTGGCATCCAGGAAGGCCGCCAAATCACAGACCACCAACCGCGGTTACGTCAAAACGGGTGTTCAAACAACGCCACCACGCAAGAGAATGGCAGCGGCAAAAAGAAAACCAGCACAGCCCACATCAGGCCCAAAGCCAAGGCTTGGCTGGTAATTGATTCAAATGGTTAAGGATTGATAACAATGGCTGGAGCGCCGAAAGGAAACCAGAACGCAGCCAAGAAGCGTTTGCCCTGGTCACAGGCATTGAAACGCTCATTGTCCAGACTTGCAGCCGAGAATGGTGAGGAAAGCCCAAACTATCGCAAAGGACTGGATAAGGTGGCCGATGCTGTAGTGAAAGATGCCGCACTGGGCAACAAAGATGCCTGGATGGAGCTCGGTAACAGGCTCGAGGGCAAGCCCAGGCAAGGCATTGATGTGGAGGCCAACGTCAGCGCCCAGATTACAAAGATAATCAACGAGATCGTCTGATGAGGGGTAGAGCCCTTAAGACGAAGACAGCACGGGTATTCGAGCCATTACTGGCACCGGCCAGGTACAAAGGCGCTCACGGTGGCCGAGGCAGCGGCAAATCACACTTCTTTGCTGAACGCCTGGTTGTCGACAGTGTCAACGAGCCTGGTGATAGCGGCGGCGAAGGGTTGCGATCGGTCTGTATTCGTGAGGTACAGAAGGATCTGGCCCAGTCGGCCAAGATACTCATTGAGCTGAAGATGGCATCCCTGGGTGTTGGCGAGAGTGATGGCTTCAAGATATTCCGTGACAACATCCAGACACCAGGCGATGGCATCATCATATTCAAGGGCATGAACGACTACACCGCCGACAGTATCAAGAGCCTGGAAGGGTTCAAGCGCGGCTGGTGGGAAGAAGCGCAGACCGCCACAGCTCACAGTGTCAAGCTATATCGGCCAACACTCAGGGCAGATGGCGCAGAACGATGGTTTTCCTGGAACCCCAGGCGCAAGACAGACCCCGTCGACCTGTTGCTACGTGGCCCGGAAAGGCCGACAGGCTGTGTGGTTGTGCAGTCGAACTGGGATAACAACCCATTCAAGCCGGCAGAGCAGGAGCTGGAGCGCCTGGATACACTGAGAACCGATCCAGACCAGTATCAGCACGTTTGGGAAGGTGCCTATGTCAGCCTCATCGAGGGTGCTTATTACGCCAAGGCACTGACCGCGGCTCGAGCAGAACACCGCATAAGCCATGTTGCTGCGGATCCACTGATGACCTATCACGCCTTCTTCGATATTGGTGGCACTGGTGCAAAGGCCGATGCAGTAGCGATATGGATAGCCCAGTTCATTGGCAAGGAAGTACGGGCGCTGAACTATTACGAGGCTGTCAGCCAACCGCTTGCCACGCATCTGGCCTGGATGCGGGAAGAGGGATACAAGCCAGGCAACACCAAGGTTTGGCTACCGCACGATGGCGCCCAGGGTGACAAGGTCTTTGACGTTAGCTATCAGTCTGCGGTCCAGGCAGCACAATACGAGGTTGAGGTAGTGCCGAACCAGGGCAAAGGTGCAGCCAAGATGCGCATCGAGTCAGGCCGGCGATACTTCCCGAACATCTGGTTTAATGAGCCAACAACGTCTGGCGGCATTGATGCGCTGGGTTGGTATCACGAGAAAAAGGATGAGCTCAGAGACATAGGACTCGGGCCGGAACACGACTGGTCAAGCCATGGTAGTGATGCCTTCGGCTTGATGTGTGTTGCGGCAGAGCAGATAATGGCCGGCAAGCCGCACATCAAAGATCCCTACGCCGCATTCCGGGGCGCATACGCAGGATAGACGCAATGGCAGACATGAGAAAGAAGAGTACTAAAGACCTCCTGGAGACAGCCAAGTCCAGGTATAAGATCATGGCCGATGATGACCGCCACAATCGTCTTGATGCACTCGAGGACATTCGCTTTGTGAACCTTCCTGGTGCGCAATGGAACGAGAACATGAAGACACTGCGCGGTGACAGGCCGTGCTACGAGTACAACAAGACCAGGATTCGTTGCAAGCGCATCATCAATGACATGAGAGACAACCGCCCGTCTGGCAAGGTGCGCGGTGTCGAGGGTGATGACCCCAAGGTCGCCGAGATATACGAAGGGCTGATACGCAACATCTGGAACACATCACACGGTGACAACGCTACGGACTACGCAGCCGAATACCAGGTCGAGGGTGGCATGGGTGCCTGGCGAGTCAACACCGAGTATTCAGCGGATACGGCATTCAACCAGGACATCGTTATCGAGATGATTGATAACCCGTTCTCAC